CGATAAAACAGTAGAATCGTTGGATGAAAATGACAACCCTACCTCTGAAACCTTTTTGGCAGAGCGGATTGTAGATAAGCTATACGGTTTCGAAGGGGATATATGGGCGGATCTGTTTAAGTCATAGATTGTATTGACCTAATTTAAGCTTTAGATGAGCGGTCGAGAGGCCGCTTTTTTATGCCGCTATTAAGGGATGGCCTTGAGCATTGTCAAGGTTGCGGGTTCAAGTCCCGCGAGCGGAAGTTGTACAGCGTGGGCGCCGGAGGTTGCAAACTTCGGCGCTTATCTTTATGGGGATGGGATAGTTTCGACGGGACAACAAAGCCAAAGTGCAGTGTTCCGGACACGGGGGCGGAACCCGTCATCTCCACCAGCACGATCGTGCACCAAAACTAGCGGACACTGCGTCAGTGTGTCGACTCCAGGAGGCGCGACCTCGTAAAAAAGCGTAGAGGGAAAGGACAAAGCACTATGAAACGAGAATTTTTGAAGAATCTGGGTCTGGCCGATGACATCATTGACAAGATCATGGACGAAAACGGTAAAGACATCAACGCAGAAAAGGCGAGAGCTGACGCTGCAGAATTAACCGTTAAGGATCTGCAAGATCAGATCAAAGAACGAGACAAAGATATTGCGGACCTCAAAAAGAGTTCCACCGATAATGCCGATCTCACAAAGAAATATGAAGACCTTCAGGCAAAGTACAAAACGGACACAGATGCGCTGGAGAAGAAACTTGTAGAGCAACAGCTTGATGCCGCCCTCGATGCGGCCATTGTTGGGGCGAAAGGCAAGAACACTAAAGCGATCAAAGCGTTGCTGGACTTCGAGAAACTCTCTGTGAAAGACGGGAAAGTCGAGGGGCTCAATCTCGATGACATCAAGAAGTCTGACCCGTACCTGTTCGAGTCAGACGACGCGCCGGCGGAACCGAAGTTCTTCGGTATGACGCCCGGCGGAAAAGTAGATACCTTGCAGGGTAGCAAAGGTATGGAGCAACAGGTAGATGACATTATGAAAGGATACTATTAATCATGGCGAATTCAATTCAGAAATACGCGACCATCCTGCAGGAGCGACTTGACCAGCAGGTTGCGATAGGAGCGACATCCGGATGGATGGAACAGAACGCCGGTCAAGTAATTTACAACGGCGGAAAAAAGATTGAGATCGGAACGATCTCGACGCAGGGGCTAGCGGATTATGACCGTGAAGACGGCTTCACAAAAGGTGCGATCTCGCTTGTTTACAACACGTATGAAATGACGCAGGACAGAGGGCGCACATTCAGCATCGACCGTATGGACAACGATGACACGCACTTCCATCTGAACGCGACGGCTGTAATGGCCGAGTTCCAGAAGAGGCATGTCATTCCGGAGATCGACGCGTATCGTTACTCCAAGCTTGCAACGCTCGCTATCGCGGCGAGTCAGACGACATCGGATTATACTCCGGTCGCCGCAACAATCGCCCAGCAGCTGCTTGCGGACCTCGGAGCAATCGAGGATATCTATGGTGATGGGGTCATGATCGTTATCTCGATGCCGGGCCCGGTGAAACGCATTCTCGAACAGTCAACCTTCTGGAATCGTTCAGCGTCCATCATCGAGTTCGATCGCGGGGGCGTAAAAACGAAAGTTCATGCCATCAACGATCACCCGATTATCCCGGTACCTTCTGCTCGCATGAAAACGAAGTACACCTTCTATGACGGCGAGACCGAGGGACAAGAGGCTGGCGGTTTTGTTGTTCATGCGGATGCTTTGGACATTAACTGGCTTTTGACCGTTAAGACGGACCCTCTTGCGATCTCAAAGACTGACAAGATTCGTATCTTTGCGCCGGACGTCAACCAAACGGCGGATGCTTGGAAGCTTGACTATCGCAAATACCACGATCTCTGGGTCAAGAAACAACACGAAGAGGGGTTGTTCGTCAATACGGCTCCTGTTCCAGAGCCTGAGACTCCGGAAAGCCCCGATCCTGACCCCGACCCGCCTGCCGGAGGAGAGGGTTAATGTATGTTTGAGCTAGAAAGACTCAATGTAGTTCGTATCGTCGACTCTGAATTAAAAGCGAAGGCCCTCATCAACGAGGGCTTTACGCTTGTTAAGAAGCCGAAAGCGGATGTTGTTGCGAAAGCGGTATCGGCGGCAGAGTCAAAGGTCCTGAATCTGAAGAAGATGACTCTCACAGAACTCAAGGACTACGCAGCTGAAAACAACATTGATCTAGGCGGGGCCACAAGAAAGGCAGACATCGTCGCCTTGATAGAAAAAGAGGGTTAAGCAATGGGTGAGGTTAAACTTCGTGAGATAAGAGATAAAGTTATTCTCCGGCTGGAAGGCTTCGGCCTTGTGATTACTGAAGCTGACCACGCGCTGATTGACATGCTCATCGAACAACAGCATCAGTGGATTCTCACGGAGATTAACCACGTCTCTTTGCCTGCCGAATTAGAGCTTGTTCTCGTCGATCGTGCTGCGGGCGCATGGATGGAGATGAAGTTCTTGACGAACAGTCTGCCTAGCTTCGATCTCGGGGCGCCCGGCGCTAAAACCGTCCGGCTCGGTGACACGACCGTTGAGGTTGTGCCGTCAATGACAGACGCCGATTTGGCCAGGCTGATTATCGGCTTTCTGAAGACAAGGGGGGACGATCAATGGTCAGCATTCCGTCGCTTGAGGTGGTAAGGTCATCGATACGTTACCTATGGACTGACTCGATGACGGTTGAGGTTATGGACTCCACAGAGGATCCGGATACCAAGATCACGTCAAGTGAACCGCCAAGGGTTGTCATTCGTGATGCGCCATGCCGAATCTCGTTCGAGACGATTTCAGGGGCGACAGTCGATCGATGGGTTCGCCGGGAACAAGTCGTTAAGTTGTTTTGTGATGAGACGCTTGAGATTCCTGTCGGGAGCCGGATAACGGTCACGAGGCAGGATAAATCAAGGGCGTTCTATCGGTCCGGAGAACCGGCGATCTATCCCACGCATCAGGAGATCCTCCTAGAACTAGAGGATCGACATGGCTAAGTGGGGCGATGCGAACTTCGACGATTTGCTCAAGCTTAAAGAGCGGCTCGGTGATCTGCGTAAGGTCGGCCTGGAAGATTTTATCTCTGGTGTTGCGCGGGAGTTAGCCGCTAGGCTTCTGGCCGAGGTGGTCCCTCGCACGCCCGTCGGGAAGTATCCCGCAGAAATGGGTAAGATGGGCGGAACGCTACGACGCGGATGGACCGGCGGAGTGGATAGGGCGATTAGTTCTTATGCTGCAGCGCTCCCCATCGAGAAACAAGGCAACGAGTACATCATCACGATCGAAAATCCTGTCGAGTACGGAATCTACGTTGAGTACGGGCATAGACAGACACCGGGGCGATATGTTCCGGCAATCGGAAAGCAACTCGTTGTAAATTTCGTTCAGGGCCGGTTTATGCTACGTAAGTCTGAGGAATTCATCGACAGCTTCAAAGAAAAGTATATCGAGAAGAAATTGCTTGAATTGCTGAAGGGGGTGTTTTAAGGAATGCAAGAAATAATAAACGCCCTCGCGAGAAGGCTAAAGCAGATCGATGAGACGGCGACAATTTATCAGGATGATGTGGAGCAAGGTGTAAAAGAGCCTTGCTTCTTTATTACGCCTTTGATCACGGTAAAGCAGCCGCGGATCATGAAGCAAAGCCGGATCGTGTTTCCTGTGCAGATTACCTACTTGCCGAAGAAACCCGGCGATCACGCGGAACTTATCGAGATCCAAAACAAGATCATGACGCAGTTAGAACAGGTCGACCTTGGGAGTGACATTAGCCTTCGCGTCTCGTCGCTGATTTCCGAGATTGTCGCCGGAACCTTGCAGGTGACGTGCAACCTGAACTACTCGCTTGTCAGTGTCGATGAGACGGATAAGTTTGAAACTTTGGAAGGAGTGAACATTAATGGCGGATAAGAAAACTGATCGCGTAGATAAGCCGATCGAGTTCACAAGAGAACAGTTACTGGTTAGGTTCCCGGAATGCCCGGACATTGTCCAGGCGGCCTTGGATGAATCTAAAACCTATTCCATTGAGCAAGCTGAAAAGCTTGTCAATGTATTTTTGAAAGTGAGGGACAAATAATGGCCTTAGGTGGGGGCACCTTTACGGTGCAAAATAAGAAGCTCCCTGGGAGCTATATCAACTTTGTCGCGGCGCCCCGTGCCTCTTCTCTTCTTGGAGAGCGAGGGACTGTGGCAATGGGTTTGCCGCTTGATTGGGGCCCGGACGCCCAGGTCATGGTGATCGACCGTGCAGACTTTCTTAGAGACTCTAGGAGCTTGCTCGGTTATGACTATGATCACGAAAATATGAAACCGTTGCGCGAGGCTTTCCGGAGGGCTCGTAAAGTCTTACTCTACAAGCTCGCTGGAGACGGAGCGGCCGCCGCGTCAAACACAATAGCGACCGCTAAGTACAAAGGGACCCGCGGAAACGATTTGAAGACAGTTGTGAGAGCTAACGTCATTGATGCCACCAAGTTCGATGTGCTCGTATATTTGGGTACTGCCTTGGTGTTTCAACAGCTCGCTGTTGCGACGATAACCGATCTCGACGCGAATGACTTCGTTACGTGGAAAACAAGCGCTTCATTGACGGCCCATGCGGGGCTATCGCTCACTGGCGGCACAAACGGTGGCACGGCTACGGCACAGGTTTGGCAGGGTTTCTTGACCAAGCTCGAAGCATATTCCTTCGATGCGTTAGCTTGCGCGTCAGAGACCTCGGAGATTGTGGCGGTTGTAGTGGCCTTCACTAAGCGGATACGTGATGAGATCGGGCTGAAGTTTCAGACCGTTGTGTACAACACGGCCGCCGACCATGAAGGCGTTGTCAATGTAGCGAATGCTTCTTCGTTGGTGTACTGGGTTGCTGGTGCGCTTGCAGGCGCAGCAGTGTCCGAGAGCCTGACTAATGCTGTCTATGACGGCGAATATACGGTTGTGGCGGATTACTCTCAGACACAGCTAGAACAGGCACTGGAAGCCGGGAAGTTCATCTTCCACCGTGTCGGTGACTCCATTCGTGTGCTTGAAGACATCAACTCTTTAACGACATTGGGCGCGGACAAGTCTGAGGACTTTAAGATCAACCAGACGATCAGGGTCCTTGACCGGATCGCGACCGATATCGCTACAGTATTCAACACGAAATATCTTGGCAGGATTCCGAACGATGAGAGCGGTCGCATCTCTTTGTGGTCTGATGTCGTGAACTTCTTGACGAACCTGCGTGAGATTCGTGCAATCGAGGCGTTCGAGGAAGGTGACGTTGTAGTGTCTGAAGGCCAGAACAAGAAGGCAGTTGTGGTTAATTTAGGAATCACGCCTATCTCGGCCATGACGCAGCTCTACATGACCGTCATTGTCAGTTAAGAAAGGAGTGACTCTTTATGAATAACCAAGTCATGAAAGCCGGAGATTCCGTTAGTGGGTCGTTAGCTGAATGCTTTGTGACGATCGGCAATCGCAGATACAACGCGATGCAGATCATCAACCTAGACGCGACGTTCGAAAAGACAAAGGCCGAAGTCCCTATTCTTGGCAAAACGGGCAAGGGCAATAAAACAACGGGCTGGAAGGGGACCGGTTCAGGGCGCATGCATTACAACACGTCAATCTTCCGTAAGCTTGCTGAAAGATACAAGCAGACGGGCGAAGATATGTACTTTGAAATCCAGGTCACAAACGAGGATCCGACATCCAGCGTCGGCAGGCAAACAGTCATTCTCAAAGACTGCAATCTGAACAGTGTCATTCTCGCAAAATTCGACGCCGATGCCGAGTTCCTGGACGAGGATATCGATTTCACCTTCGACGATTTCGCGATCCCGGAGACCTTCCGTGAATTGAGAGGTATGTAATGAACCTGAACGCTTTTATGGCGCAAAACGCGCTGCCGATCGAAAATCGAAAAGTTAAAGTGTCTGACCGCTTTCTCGATGAGAGCGGTCAGCCCATTGAATGGGAACTGAGGCCGTTGACCAACGAAGAAGATCGAGCCATCAGACAGGCGTGTACGAAGCGCGTCCCGGTCCCGGGTAAGCGCAATGTGTTCCTGCCGGAAACGAACTTTAACGAATATGTTCTGAAATCCTGCGTTGCGTCGGTGGTCTTCCCCGATTTGCATGACAAGGATCTGCAGGACAGTTACGGCGTCATGGGCGCGGAGGCACTGCTCGAAAGGATGCTTATCCCGGGCGAGTATAGCAACTTGTCCAATGCCGTCCAAGAAATCAATGGATTCGATCTCGAGCTTGAAGTTGAAAATGCAAAAAACTAATCGAGGATGGTGACCCCGAAGCGAACATTCTGCACTTTTGCATTCAGAAGCTTCGGTGGACTCCGTCCCAGTATTTCAATCTGAACGATTACGAGAGGGCATTTGTGATCGCTTCTATCCGTTTGCGGATCAAGGAAGAAGAAAAGCAAGTAAGAAAAGCAAAGAGGTAGGTGATGGTATGGCAACTCTTAGATCTACATTGCGATTAAACGATTCAATGAGTGCCACGCTGAACCGCATCGATGCGTCTTTGAATAATGTTCTAGGGACGTTTGGTAATGTTAAAGCCTCACTTGCTCAACCTGTGGATACGTCATCGATCGTTCATGCTTCTGAAGAACTTGATCAGGCGGCTAGTTCGGCTAGAGAAATTGATGAAGAATTAAGAAAATCTTCTCGTGGCGCCCAGCAGTTCGCGAATGAGGCACGTAACGCGAATAGTCAAATGTCGATGTTGCACTCAGCCGCAATTAAAACAGCGGCAGTGATAGCAATTATCAAGGGCATTAAACTTGGCGCGGAGATGTCCGATGAGTTAGTTCAGGTTCATGCTCGACTGGACATGATTAACGACGGGCAGCAGACGACAGAGCAGCTTAACCAGATGGTCTTCCGAAGTGCACAGCGCTCTCGCGGTGCGTATTTGGACACGGCTAAAGCAGTTGCTAGTCTGTCTATGCAGGCGAAAGATGCGTTCGCGGATAACCGCGAAGCAATCTATTTCTCCGAATTGCTCAACAAAATGTTCACGATCTCAGGTACCAGCAAGCAAGGTGCCGAGTCGGTTATGTATAACCTAACTCAAGCCATGGCTTCAGGGGTGCTTCGAGGTCAGGACTTGAACGCAGTCATGTCCAACACGCCTATGATTCTTCAGCAAGTTGCTGACTATCTAGGCGTGTCTATGGGCGAAATTCGGAAGCTTGCGGCAGAGGGCGAATTATCCGCTCAAGTAGTAAAAGAGGCCGTGTTCGCGGCGGCTGACGAAACAGAGGCAAAGTTTGCGAACATGCCTATGACGTTTGCTCAAGTTTGGCAGTCCATACAAAACCAATTGATCATGATGTTTGAGCCGGCGCTCATGAAGCTCAATGAATTTCTGAACGATCCTGCTATTCAGACCGCGATTGACGCGATGATCATTGGTTTAGGCTACATTGCCCAAGTTATCGGTTGGCTTGTCGATGCGGCTATTTGGCTTGCGAATGTGATTGCTGAAAATTGGTCATGGATTGAGCCCATCGTTTTGGGTATTGCCGTT